CCTGAGGGCCAGTTGCACCCTGAGGACCGGTTGCACCTTGAGCCCCAGCGGCACCCTGCGGGCCTTGTGCGCCTTGTGCGCCTTGTGGGCCGGTGTCGCCTTGCGGGCCGGCCGGACCTGTCGCACCTTGCGGACCGATATCGCCCTGAGGGCCTTGAGCACCAGTCGCACCCGTAGCGCCTTGGGGACCTTGTGCGCCCTGTGCGCCTTGAGACCCGGTATTGCCCTGAGGGCCAATATCGCCCTGAGCGCCTTGCGGACCCTGCGCACCTGTATCACCTTGCGGACCTTGCGCTCCCTGAGGCCCGGTGTCGCCTTGCGGGCCGGTATCGCCCTGGGCTCCTTGCGGACCTTGAGCACCCGTATCGCCCTGTGGGCCCTGAGCACCCTGAGCACCCGTATCGCCCTGTGGGCCTTGCGGACCTTCGGCACCCTGAGGGCCAGTAGCGCCCTGCGCACCCTGCGGGCCCTGCGGGCCCTGCGTCGAGATTGCGAATATAACCTCAAGGTCGTTGGCAAAGCCGGTCGTGCCGTCACCACCGCTGTCAAGAAGCGTGACGGGGTATTCGATGTAGCCGGCCTGATCCGTCGGCGCCGAGCTGATCTCCCACTTCTGATAATCGTTCGAATCTGTCGAATCCTGAATTACCAGAACATCGCCGACACCGAGCAGGGTGAGGAAGATGTCAACGTCAAAATTATCGAACGTCAGATGCGAAACATTGATCTGTGTCGCCGATGTCTGTGCGGCGTTGTTGTAGATGATGTAGCCCGAACCGGGATCGCCTGAGGTCGAGGTCGTCTTGATCTTGTAGTCATAGAACGACGTTGATTGACCTTCAGCGCCCTGCGCACCTTGAGGGCCCTGAGCGCCGGTAGCACCCGTAGCTCCTTGCGCACCTTGTGGGCCTTGCGGACCTGTGTCGCCTTGTGGGCCGAGGTCACCTTGCGGGCCCTGTGGGCCTTGTGCGCCAGTGTCGCCCTGCGGGCCTTGTGGACCGGTGTCACCTTGCGGACCAGTATCGCCCTGCGGGCCTTGAGCACCCTGAGCACCCGTATCGCCCTGTGGGCCTTGCGCACCCTGAGCGCCCTGCGGGCCAGTGTCACCTTGCGCTCCCTGAGGGCCAGTCGCACCCTGAGGGCCGGTATCGCCCTGCGGTCCCTGGGCGCCAGTTTCGCCTTGTGGGCCTTGGGGGCCGGCTGAACCCTGGGGGCCTGTCGGACCTTGCGCACCCTGCGGACCCTGAGCGCCAGTAATACCCTGAGGCCCCTGATCACCTTGTGGGCCTGTCGAGCCTTGCGGGCCGGTCGCACCCTGCGCACCCGTCGCACCTTGGGCGCCCTGGGCGCCTTGTGGGCCTGTCGCACCCTGAATACCCTCGGGGCCTTGAACGCCCGTCGCACCCGTCGCACCTTGAGGGCCTTGCACACCCTGAGCGCCAGTAGCGCCCTGCGGGCCGGTCGCACCCTGCGGACCAACCGGGCCCTGAACACCCTGCGGGCCTTGCGGACCTTGCGGCCCCTGACCCGACATTGTGATAGAAGCACTGACGTTTTCTTCGGTGACGGTTACCTTCGGCGGCTGATCGTTCACCTGAAAACTCATCGAGTCACCTCAGCCCGCACCGTAAAAGAACCCATCAACAAACGAGTCACATCAGACCCGTTCACCAACTCCAAATCATAGGCATAATTGCCACCCCCAATATCGTCCATCGCCGAGGCGGGCACCGTCAACGTGATCGTCCCCAAAGCGCCACCGAGAGCAATCCGGCCGTTCTCGGTCGTGAGCTCGAGCGCTACTTCAGCCGACGACACAATTGACCGAACCTGCATTCGGGCCGTATAGCCGTCAAGGTCGACGGGGTCACCGTCGGCGTCATTCCAGGTGATCGTGCGACCGAACGTGGCGCCCTGATCAGCAATGATGTTGTATGTGCCAGCCAAACCAGCCATCTCAATCCTTTTCAGCGGCGATCCCGAACAGGACCAAACCGATAGCAGCAACAATCCCACCCGCCGGCGCATAAATCGCACCAACCGAAACCGCTGCCACCATCAAACCAAAACCCTGCAACATCGTGCCCAAACGATCCTTCACAACAGCCTCCTAAATCAACTGCGGCTTACGCCACCAAAACACATGAACCACAACCGCCAACACCAACCATGATGCCGGAATCACCGCCACCGATGCCAACGCCAACGGCACACCCGCCGCCGTATGCAACAAGCGCACCGTATCGGTCGCCACAAGCAACTGAGCGTATGCGCACACAACCGCCACCATCTCCGGCCACGACGGCTCGACAAGACCGGCCAAACACACACCCCACGGCGCCAGCATGATCCACGCATCCCGCCACTGACCACGATGCGCCTGCAACGCCGTCCGCACCGGATGATCATGGACTTCACGCAGATTCTGATGGGCGGTCACCTCATCGATCACCGGCTTCCGCACCAAACCCACCACCAACGGAGCCACCAGGCCAACCAGCGGCCAAATCGACCACGACCACAACGCCGCCCAAACCGGCATCGACTCCTTCGTGAGCGCCGCAAACACCACCAGGACGACACCCAACGGCCACCAGCCATACTCAAATGCCACCAGCGAGCCGAGAGCAATGACTATCCCAGGCAGATCAACACCGACCGGCCGAACGACCGGCGGCCCCCACACACCGGGAAGCGCAGCCACCAACACACCAGCGGCCACGGCCGGGCCAAGCTCGAGGCCCCGCAACCAGCCGAACCAGGCCGTCAAACCAATCAGCAACGGCCACGAAACAAGCCACACGACCCGCCAACGGCGTTCGACATCCTCACAAATCCACGGCAACAACACCCGCAGATGAAACGGCTTCGCTACCGGTTTCCCCTGCCCCGCCAAAATGTAGCGAGCCGAATCGGGACCGAGCCTCATTCGAACGCCACCCACAACTCAGGTTCAGCCGACGCCTTCGCATCCAACGCCAACGTGAGAGCGATCAACGGCGACACATCACACTCCGCATCCCTGCGAGCCCACACCCACGAATCACCAGTCGACCGGCGACGAGCACCAGCCGCCGCCTCATCCAACGCTGCGTGACGCCGAACCGAAACCTTCCGATCCATCAAACGATCAAAAAACGAGCCGCACGCATACGACACCTCACGAGTCGCATACCGATCCACCCGCACACCACGAGCCACGAGCTCATCAGCCAACGACCCGGCCGGCGAATACGCATCCAACCGAACCGACGCCTCCCACTTCTTGCACAATTCCACGACCCGATCGACCACCCAGCCGACACCAGACCGAAACTCCACCAACTCACCCCGACCCGACCCATCAGCCACCGCCACCGCCGACGCCGACCGCTCAGGATTCACATCCAATGCAAACACCAAACGACCGCTCGGTGCGACATCCTCCGAACACACCTCACCCCACACCCCAACCGGGATCACTCGCTCATCAGAAATCGTCTTCTGATTCAACATTGACCGACGAAAATCACCCTCCGACATCGTCCGACGAGCGTGCTCGACCGTCGCCAATGTGATCGTATGACCAAGAGCGGGCATACAAGACCGCCAAGTATCGGGATCATCTATATCGGCGTCGGCCTCGGCGCTCCACTCGAAATATGCGATCCCACTTGCCAACCCCTCGACGACGGCGCTCCGACCTGTCTCCACCTTTCGGTTTAGATATGTGCTTGCCTCCGTCCCCATCGTTGACACAACGAACAACTGCGCATCCGGCCGAGTGGACATCGCCGGCAACAAAGCCTGCTCACGCCGGTCATCCGCATCGGCGAAAACCTCATCAAGAATCGGGAGATCGAGCGTCCGACCGTGACCCGCCGACTCCGACGACGCCAACACATCAATCCTTGACCCATTCTTGAAAACAATCGCCTCATTACCCTGCGCCTTCTGCACCTTCTCAACCGCAGCCGACAAAGGCGACCCCAACAAAATCGGCGCCTGATCGTCAATCAACTTCCGTCGAGCATCAAAACCAGTCTGCGCCGTATACGCAATCCGCTGCGGCCGACCCCACATCAACGCACGATGCAACTCATACGCCAACACCATCGTCGTCTTCCCCGACTGGCGAGGCACCGTGACCACAACCTCACGAAACGCTGGCAAACCAGTCTCAGGATCAAGCTCGGACGCCACATCGGCAACCAATTGCTGCCACGGCATCAACGGCTGACCTAACTGCTTCGCAATCGCCGCCACCTCACGACCCCGATTCCGGCGCTCAGGCCGACGAGGAGTCGCGAACCTCGGCAGACAATGAAGCAAGGAGCTCTTTGAAATCGTCTTGGTCATGGGCGGTGTTCTCTCTGATCGAAGATTCAGCCGCACGATACTCCCGCCAAAGCGAAGCATTCGTCGGCTCCATATCTACAGCATCAGCCAAAGCCTGCAACATCGCCACCCGAGCGGCGTCAATGTTCTCGAGCAAACCGGCCTGACGCATCGCCGCCAACATCTCCTCGACGGCAGTTCGGTTCCGGCCATAAGCCAGTTTCGGTGTCGCAGGCTTCTTTTTAGCGGCCATCAAACACCACACATTCCCGAACACTCAAACTCAAAATCCGAGAAAAGTGACGGCGGTTCCTCCGTGATCGCCTGATCCAACGGCTGCAACGACGAATGCAAGAAGACCTCGCCACGATTACGCCACTTGTCCCGAACCAGGCGATCCACCTCGACAGCATCAGCAAAAACATCGGGCATCCTGGTCTTCATCTCCCGCCACGACGCCATCGACCGGAACGGACAGCCGACACAACTCGACCTTGGTGGCTGACCAAAACCACGATCAGCCAACCAAGCATCACAATCCGACCGTGACATCCCAATCTCACAGAGCGGATACCGCCAAGCGGTCCGAGTCGGCGCATCACCACGAATGCGGCCAGTCTCATCGGTCGAAATCCCGAGCCACACCTCAAGGAACAGATCGGCCCGCAGCACCCCACGCTCACCGGCACCCATCATCTTTCGGGCCTCACGCATCACCGGCTTCATTTTGAGTTGCCGAGAACACTGATGCTGCAACTGGCCCCGCTTGCCATCAGGCCGACGCACGAACAACGGCGCCATGATCCGCTTGCCGTCGTCCTGAATCAGATCAGATCGAATGTCGGCCGACTTCACGACACGCAGTTCAAGCCCGGCCCGGTCGGCTTCGGGGATCAGCACGCCGTTCAGCCATTCGTAGGTGGCTGGAAGTTCCCAACCGAGGTCCACAAAGATCGCAACGTCGGGTCTTTCGATCTCGTCACGGCACGCCATGAGCAGGAGCGTTGACGACTGAACGCCGGCGCCGAGGCTGAGTACTTTCACGATGCCCCCGAAAGTTTCCGAGCCGGGGAGATAAAGACGGGGCTTGTGGGGTCTTGGCGGGGCCCCAAATCCGCTGCGGGGGTACCCCCGTCCCTCCTACCAGGGTCTCGAGCCGTCATCGCTGACCTCACCTCTCCTCGTGGCGTACCACTGATCGACGAGCTGACGATACCGGGCTGGTCGACCGGCCTCGGCCAATCGTCGTTTGACTTCTTCGGGGCCTGGGTCCACCACCACGACCCGGTGGTAGGGAAACATCTCCTCTGCTTTCGGATTCGCAGAGATAATCCAGGCCCGTCCGACGTTGAACTTTCCTTGGCGTAGGCCACGGAGGATTGCGTTTCGTGCTGCGTTGGTGGCTTCGTGGAGGGGGTTGGTGGGGGCGTCCTGGGCTGGGTTGGGGGCCCCGCCAATTGCCCCCGCCAGTTTGTCGTAGTCGACGACTAGATCGTGGGGGCCTTTGTTGTTGTCCACCCAGGTTGTTTTTCCTGCGCCTGGTGGGCCGATGACGAGGGCGATGCGGGTGCGGGCGGTGCGCCATTGTTCGGTGGGCCGGTTGTCGGCTCGTTTGTTGTTGCAGGTGGCGCAGGAGGCTCGAAGGTTGTTGGGGTCGTACCAGGCTCCGCCGTTGTGGACGGGTTTGATGTGGTCGACTTGGGTGGCTGTGGTGGTGCAGCCGGGGCCTGCGATTTGGCAGAGGTGGTTGTCTCGTTCGAGGATGGTTCGGCGGATGCGTTGCCAGGGGCCGGAATATTGGGGTTTTGCCATGAGGGCGACCAACTATCGGATAGTACCACGTTTTTGGGTGGTTTGTGGTGTTTGCCTGGTTGTTTCAGTGTTTCGTTGTTGGCGGTAGTGGCGTTGCCAGCATTGGTCGCAGAGGCCGGTTTTGTGGTGGCGTCCGTCGGCGAGTTTGTTGCAGGTGGGGTCGATGGTGCCGGAGCATCGTTGGCCTTTGTGGTCGGTTTGTTTGGGGCCTTGTTGGGTGAGGTTGTGGAGTCGGTTGGTGAGGTCGTGGAGTTGTTCGATGGTTCGGGCGGCGTCGGTGAGGAGTGTGTGTAGTTGTTGGCGGGCGAGGGTGGTGTTGAGGGTGGGGTTGCTGATGTTGCTCGAGCCGCCGGGGCTGTCGCTGGCGGTGGGGTAGCCGTCGGGGAGGTTGTCGGTGATCCAGCGGCGCCAGGTGGGGTAGCGGTGGGCGAGTGCGGTGAGGGTTCGGAGGGTGGCTTGGAGTTGGTGTGTGGGGTTGGTCATGGTGGTGTCCTTGGCCTGTGGATAACTAGTCGAGGAGGTCGAGGGGGTCGGGTGGGTTGTCACGCATGTCATGCATGTCATCGGGGGTGGGGGGCGAGGAGGTTGTCTCTTTTAGAGTGAGTGAGTTATCTGATTCCCCCCTTATGGTGACATGCATGACATGCGTGACAACTTCAGACTGTTTAGCGGTTTTTGGCTTCACATTCGGATGAAATTCCAAAAGTGGCGATGGTTTTCCTCGGGCCGGAACAAAACTGATCGGCAGGTTATCCACAGGGCGAACCCACCCATTTTCGATCAGCATCGTCAATGGGCCACGGATGGAGTCGAGGTCGGGGAACGCTCGTTGGTTGCTTCGCATAAGTTCTCGGAGGGTGATTTGGGTGGTGTCGCTTCGTTCTGCCCACTGCAACAGTTTCTTGGCTTGGATGATGCTTTCGTCGACTCCCCAGCCGTCGGAGATGGCGATCATGTGATCGAGGTAGTAGTTGCCGAGGGTGATGGCGTCTCGGATCGTCTCAGGGCCGACGAGGTCGTCGGGGTGGTGGTTGGCGAGGTGGAGTAGGCCGGCGATGCGGATGACGTTGGCCCGAAGTTTGCCGACCCATTCGTTGAGGTGTTCCAGCTCGTGGCCGGGGCCGCAGCGGTTCTCGAGCGCTTGGTCCCAGTGGGCGAACGTTTCGTCGGCTTCGGGATCAAGGGTGAGGGTGCGGGGTTTGCCGTGGTGGGTTTCGGCGATGTCGGTCAAATGGGCTTCGTAGGTGGTTTGGGCGTGTTGGTCGGCGTTGGAGTGTCGGAGTCTGTCTCTGGTGCCGACGTTTGAGGCTGGTTGGCAGAGGAGGAAGCGGGCGGTGAGGCCCCTACCGGCGAATGCTTTTCGGGCGCCGATTTCGTTAAGGGTGTGGGGTTGGATGGTGGTGATGACGACGAGGTTGGCTGAGGGGATGTTGATGGGGTCTCGTTTGATGCGGTCGACGACGTATCGGCCACCTGACCAGGCTTCAAGGTATAGGTCGAGATTGATTTGGCCTTCTGAGTAGAGGCCGGCCATGCGGTCGAAGATGCCACCTTCTGATGAGATGACGGCGATGTTGCCGCCTGCTTCGGCGAGGGCGACTCCGAGGGCTTCGGTGGTGGCGTCGTCGGCGAGGAGCCGGCCGGATGGTGTGTGTGCGTGTTGGGCGAGGTCGCTGATGGTGTCGTTGAGGAGGTGTTGGGTGACGAGTGCTTCATCGCTGCCGGGTGGGAGTTTGGCGAGTTTTTCTTCGAGGTCTCGTAGGCGTTTGTCGAGGATGCGTTTGGCTGACTCGTTGTGGTGTTTGTTTTGTTGGGCTTGTTGGAGGCGTCGGATTTCGAGTTGTTCGAGGGGGGCGAACATGGCGGCTTTGGCGGGTGATTTGCCTGCGGAGGGTGGGAGGGCGACGGATGCGTAGATGTTGAGTGGTTGGGTCCAGTTGTTGCGTCGGTAGTGGATTTTGGTGTTTCCGAGGGCGCAGACGGAGAGGGCGCCGAGGGCGAGGGTGTTGGGTAGGTCGGGGGCGACTTGGAGGTTGTCGGCGATTTGTTGGGTGTAGTTGGTGATCCAGGTTGGGAGGGTGTGGGTGGGGAATTCGGGGCTGGGGGTGGGTTGGTTGAGTGGGGTGGGTTCGGGCCAGTCGTCGTTGCAGTTCTCTACCGACGGGGGAAGGGTTATGGTGTTGCGGGTCTCTTGCCTGATGGCCCGTGCGGCCTGGGAACGGTCACCGTTGTGGTGTCGGCAGGCGTAGTAGCCGAAACGTGAGTAGGTGCCTTCTGGGAGCCATGTGAGGGCGCTGGTGAACACGGTGAGCGCATCTCGGCCTTGGTAGCCGAGGGTCGCTGAGGTGCCGTTGTCTTTGCCGGGGCGGGTCCAGTGCTGTTCGCCGTTTGATGAGATGTGATCTAACTGCCAGCCGTCGGCGGTGAGAAGTTCGTTCCAGGTGTGGTTGTTGTTGTAGTGGGCGGCGGGTGAGTCGTCAAGCTCGTCCCATAGATCATGGTTTCGGGTTTTGTTGATCTGTGGGGTGGTGGTGGCGGGTTGTAGTTCAGGTTTCAGGAGTTTGAGGAGCCAGTCGGGGGCGTCGGCGAGGGGTAGGTCGTCGGGTTCGTGGCCGATGATCCAGGTGTAGGGCTGGCCGTTGGGATGGATGGTGGGTGGTGCGAGGACTTGGCCGCCGATTCCACGAATATCAATGCCGGGGCCCAACCTGCGGCCGGCGTCATTGGTGATCGGAATCGGTGAACGCAGGTAATAGTGGGTTCCACCACTGCCGGTGGCGACTTGCCAGGTGTCGGGTAGCGGGCCGTGTTCGGCGATGAGTTGCTCAAGGGTGTCGTGGCCGGATGCTTCGGGGTGGTGTTCGTCGATGTCAAGAACGAATAGGCCTGCGTGGCCGGTGGCGATGCCGATGCCGTGGCCCCTGTAGAGGCCGGTGTACCAGTTATCGACGGTGCGTGGGTCGGTGGTGGCGGCGTTCTGCCAGGCGGTCATTGGTGGCCGTTTGTGGCCGGGTTTGATTGGGAGGATGTGGAGTCCGTGGGCGGCGAGTCTGAGGGCTTCTTGGTGGATGGGGTCGGGGTTGTGGGCGGTTTCGGTCACTGGTGGCACCTCCAAGTGCGGCGATAAGAATGAAACTGTAGACCACGCAGACGGCGGTCAGAAATAGGTCAATCAAGGGTCTCACGAAACATCGTGGCCCAACTCTCTAGGCTTTGGACGGCGATCCACTCGCCGCCCCTGCGACGGACGAACAGAACGCTGTGAGTTGTTCCGGCGTTGTCCCTCTGAACCTCCACGGCGGCAAGTCCTTCACGGATCGCTCGAAGTACGTCGGCATAGTTTTTGGCTTGAGCAGTGCAGTTGGGAAGTCCGTCAATGTCGCCGGTGTCGTCGGTTCGGCCGGCGCCGAGTTTGCGGCGAACTGGGAGGCCCAGAAGGTCGTTGAGTTTGTGGGCGAGTTCACGTTCGGCTGCGTCCCCTTTGCGTTTCTGCGGATTTGCCATCAGGCCACTTTAGTTTTTGCTCGACTTGGCCTACCACGAAGTTGGCGATATTCGGCGGCCAGGCGGGCGTGTTCTTTCCTGCACGCTTCACAAGGTTTTTCGTTGCGTCGCAAATGGCGGCTATAGGCGCTTTCTGTTCCGCACGGTCGGAGTAGATAATCGTCGATAAGGTTTCGCCGGTTGAGTGGTGTTTGGCGTCGGCGGGGTAGGTTTTCGGTGCGGAGGATGCGGAGCCGTTCGATTTTGGTGAGGCCGCCGAAGATGCCGTCAAGGTCGGAGCGTCGGTGTTCTTCAAGACCGTAGTCTCGGCATTCGTTCTTGACGGGGCAGGTGTCGCAGATTTGTTTGGCGGCTTTGATGAGGTTGGCGTCTCCTCGCTCGGGCATGAAGAATCCGGGGTCCATGCCTCGGCAGGCGGCTTGTTTCATCCATTCACGGTTCATGGGCGGTTTCTCCTTTGATCGTGGGCTCCAAGAGCCGCCAGATGTGGTTGTCGATGTCGTAAACGCTGGTGGGGGCGTAGGTGAGTGTTTCGAGGCGTAACGGCTTATCAGGGTCGCCGAGGCCGTCTTCGATGTCTTCGGGGGTGTTGACGCCGATGGTGACGGTCATGCTGTAGCCGTCCAACTGGATAGGCACGATTTTGCCGTCGAGCGGGCCACCGTACAGGTGGATGAATTTGTAGTTTGAGGCGTCTTTGTGGGGGAACATCAGCGGCGGTGGCCGTTGATTTCGGCGTCAGCGATTTGTTTGTTCAAGTGTCCGACGGTGGCGGCGAGGGCCCCGAGGGCGAATCCGGTGACGAGGCCGCCGAGGAGGGCGAGGGCGAGGCTCATTGGTTGGCTCGGGTTTCTGTGTGGAGTGTGATGCGGAAGAATTTGCGGAGCCGTCGGACTTCTTGACGCTGGCGGTGGTAGAGGCCGATGGCGATCAGGTTGGAGAGGCCGAGGATGATCAGGGCGGTCACGGCGTATCTCATTGTGTTTTCATCTCGAGATATGTGGTCACTTTGGCGTGTAACTGGTTGAACGCTGTGGTGATCTCGTTGCCGTCGGCGTTGTTGGCGAGGTGTGTGACGTAGACGGCGGCCGCAGCGACGATTTCCCTGAGTCGGGTGATTTCAGTGCGTGCGTCGGCGAGGGCTTCGGACAGCCGTTCGTTGGATACTCGTTGGTCGTCGACGATGGCTTGCCAGTAGCCGACTTCGGTTTCACTCATGGGTTTTCTTCTCCTTGGGTTGGAGTTGTTGGGCGATCACAGCATCAAGACGCAGAACCTCAGCCTGGATGGCGGGGTCGGCGGTTGAGACATAACGGAAGACGTTACGGATGGCTTGGAGGTCAGTTTTCTTCATGGTGTCCGGCCGACGGATCGAACGTCGCCACCCAGGGGGAGTCGGAGGATGGGCTTCCAGGCGCCGGACCGCCGACTAGAAGTCGTCGGCTGACTTGGGGGCACCCTTCTTCACTTCGACAGCGAAATGCTTGAGGGTTTTGCCTCCGGCCCGCTTTTCGGAGCGAACGTAGGTGATGTCGATGTGGTCACCGGTTTCGGGTCGGGCCTCAGCGAGCTTGGATGCCAACTGGACTTGGCCGGCGGTGAGTGTCTTTTCACCTTCGGGTGTGTTGATGATGAGTTTGGCGGCACGCTTGCCGTCTTCGAAGGTGTGGATGCCGACGAAGGTGACGGTGCCGTTGACGTTGTCACCGGGGGTTTCGAACTTGATGTAGTCGCCGCCGGTGCGGATTGATGGGTCGTCCCAGATGGACATTGTGGCCTCCTTGAAGGTCAGGTTGGGTTGGGTTGGTAGCGATCCACCGGGCCGGTGAGGCTGGGTGTTCCGTCGTCGTCGTAGCCGAAGATGATGTCTCCGGCGTTGATGGCGAATGTGAGTGCTGCTGCTCGAGTGGCGGTTTCGGTGTTGAGCGTGCCGAGAACGTAGCCGATTGCTTCGCCTGTGTCTAGGGGCAGTTCGGTGAAATATCGTAGGACGGCTCGGAGGAGGTCGTCATCGGAGAATTCTGCGGCAGCGATCAAGAATTGGGCAATGTGATACCGACGCAAACTTGGGAGCTGTTTGAGGCTGATCGGGTGGCCGGCCGAGTTGGCCCGCTTTGTCTGCGCTTGAATCCACGCCTTCCGCTCCACGGGCAGTTCGGCAAGGATGCGACGCAGATCGGCAATGTTGGTTTTGTCGGCGTCGGGGCCTTCGTCGATGATCGGCTCAGCGGGCTTTGTGGGGGCTTCTGCGGGCTTCTCCGGCTCGCTGGGGGTCTTGGGTGCCGAGTCGCCGAACGGGAGGCCGAACAGCGCTTCAATGCGGTCCAACAAATCGGCGATGACAGCAAGCTCGACTTCGCTGTGCGTATCCGACTGTTTCAGGGTGGCAATGTCGGGCGGCCACAAGGTGCGGAGCGACTCGAACGCTTCGTGGTGCTGTCGGATGATGTCGATCCGGGTGGCGAGCCACTCTCGGCGGCTTGGTGCCGGATCAGCCTCCTCTGGGGAGATGGCGGCTGATCCGGCGACCGGAGCCTCTAGTGTGCCGTCCGTCGGCTCAACATTGGACACTAGCCCACGACGCTTCTGTTGTGTGCGTACACGGGACGCCAATTTCGCAATTTCCAAACCTTCCCTGAGGTCGACTTGGTAGATGTCGCAGCGGGCTTGGCCGGAGGGCAGGTGGACGAGGATGCCGTGCTCAAGGTCGACCGGCCCGACGGTTTCTCGGATGCCGGTTTCGATGTCGTAGCGCATTGAGTTGGCGTAGGCGGCCAACTGGACGATGTAGGCGAGCGGGTTATCACCGATCTGTTTGCCGGTTTTGATGTCAGCGCAGACCAGGGTGCCGTCGGCTCGTTCGTAGAACCGGTCGGCGGTACCGGCCAACTTCAGTTCGTCGTTCACCAACGACACTTCGATCAACTCCCGGTCGATGACGAAGCCGAACCGTTCAAGGGTGTCGGCGTAGGCTTCAACGTCGTGGCGCCAGGGTTCGGGGATGTCGTCAAGGCTGTAGACACCCAAATCGAAGTTTTGGGTGAATTCGTGGAGGGCTGTGCCGAGTCCTGCACCGACCGACGACCCACCGGCCTCGAGGGCGGCTTCCATGAGGGAGTCGAGGCGGCGGGAGTCGTCGGGCGGGCAGGCGGCCACCTGAGCAAACAGATCAGGCCGAGAAGCCAAGCCTTTGCCAGCGGTTCTAATCTTCCATTTTTCTAGGCCGAAGCGGTCTTCAAGGCATTGGCCGTGGGAACTGAATCGGGTGTAGGGGACGGGTTTGCCACCGTCGGTGGGGATGATCAGTGGGCGTCCCCAGCGGTCACGGTTGAAGTCTGTCATGGGCGGTTTCTCTTTCTGGGTTGGGTTGGGTCAGATCATTGCAAATGGGTGTGTCAGACCTTCCACTGCCACCAACGTTTGTCGTAGCCGTGGGTGGCGATGGAGTAGTCGTAGAGGGCTTTGGCGGCGAGGGCGTTGGTGTTCCAGTCGCAGAGGTGGCCGACTTCTTCAAGGATGCCAAGGTTGCCGAGGTATCCGGCTGGGTCGGGGTTCCAGCGGTTCGGTTTGGCCCAGGAGGCGTTGATTTGCCAGGCGCCAAACGAGCCGCCGGCCGGATCGTCGGGGTTGTGGGCGCATCGAGGTTGGCCGGTGCCGTGGTCAATGTCGCAGCGGGATTCACGCCAGGCGAGATAGTCCAGGTGCTCGAGCTCGTGTTCGGGGAAGCCGGCGAAACGGGCGGGCCCGATCAGGTTCGGACACTTCGGCTCGAAAGCGAGGGGTGGCAGGGTGGACGGCGGAGGCGTTGGGGCGGTCGTTGTTGTCGTGGTCGACGTTGTGGTTGTGGTTCGGTCGGTGGCGTATCGGGTGAGTGTGGGTCGGGTCGGGTTGGTTTCGGGGGCCTTGGCACTGGCAATCAAGCCTGTCCCAAGAATGGTAACGCTGGTGATAGCAACAAGAATGTTACTAATGGGTCGTTTCACTGGTTCTCCAGTCTCTCGGCCTCCGCAGCCTCCAACTGGATCGCCCGCCACAATTGACGAACGAACCAGAAGATGCCGATCGTGAAACCGAGCGTGGGGCCGGCGCTGATAATCGGCATATCGAGAAACCAGTTCGGGGCGCTCACTTCGGGCCTCGCCGGTTCCAGGCTGACGGATGCTGTTGGATGATGCACCGATGCAATGCGGGGTTCTGATAGTCCGTGATCCTCAAGAATGTGAGGTTGCACGCAAGGCATCGGTAGGCGGTATTACTGGACGGCATGGTAACAGTTTCTCCTTGTTTGGGCGGTTCGTCAACGACCCTCAGGAAAACGGGTCGTAGGCTGGGGCTTTGCGGGCGGCGTAGCGAAGCCGGCGGTAAACATTGAACGCTTCTCGACATTTATCGCATGGCGGTTCGCCGTGACGTTGGTGGCGTTTGTGGGCGCTGAGGGTTCCGCATTCGGCGCTGATAGGGCGGCTCACTTGTTGACCCCGAGGAGCTCGTTGTAGACGGCTTCAACGTGGCTGTCGCAGTTCCCTCGGCGGGTGCAGTGATGTTGGTGCTCGAGGAGGGCGACGGCGTGCCAGCGGGCCATGTTGTCCATCAGGTATCGGCATCGGGGGCAGAAGCCGGGGTAGACGGCTTCGCAACGATCACAGGGAACGCTCATTCTGATCCTCTCATCTTCGGCTTTGAATGCACCCGCTTCACCTTGTCGATGGCGAAGGTGCGGAACTTTTCGTGGCCCTGACGGCCACCCCAACACGTAAGGTGGTCGCCGGTCATCCAGCGGAAAACGAACCGGCCAGACTCTCCGTGGATTGAGAGCTCGGTGCCGGGTTCGATGTGGCGGCCGTTGATCTTCATCAGTTCGCCCCGATGAAGTCGGCCTGCTCGGTGGCGATGAAAAGCTCGGCGTCGGCCAGGCCCAAAGGGAATGAACGGAAAGGATTGTGTTTGCCGTAATAACGGGCCCGCTTGTTTCCGTTCTTGTCGTAGGTGAAGAAAATTGCGATGCGGCAGTTGTAGCCGGGGGTGTTGGTGTGGGCGGTGTTCGTTGTCATGGCTTCATAGTAGGACATTCGTAGGACATTGTCAACGTCAAAACCAAAGAAATCTCAAAAAACTTTCTGGCCTGGGAAAACGGCGAGCGCCCCCCGCCGGAGGTGGAGCGGGGGGCGCTACGAGCCGCCACCGGCGGCAGCGATGCCGGTGGGAACGGTTGCCTTACGGCGATCTATGTTTCCGGTTCCGGTTCAACCGGCAATAAAGGCCAAGCCGACACCGACTCCAACCTGATAATCATCTTCGACGGAATCGACAACACATGGTCGCATTCTTCGTTGCTGTCAATCACGGATTGGGCGATGGTGTGATGACCAGGCTTGACGCCAGGCAACAAAAAGCCGACCGATTCAACGACACATGGTTCGTCGTCGAGCTCGGCGATGGGTTCCCAGCCGATCGTGACCGCATGGGCGTCCAACCAGGTGATTTTGACGAGTTTGTAGTTACTCGTCGTCATCGTCGTCCTCCTCGTCGTCGGTGATCCAGGCGGCGTCGGCCCATTGGTGTTCCAGATCGGTTAGGACGGCTCGGAGCATGCCGATCAGTACCCAGGGGGCGGTGCCTTCGGATTGGATGGCGTGGAGGGCGTGTTTACCGTCGGGTCGGATGCCATCGATCAGGGTGATGGCGTGAACGGGGACCGATTCGGGCCACTGTTGGGCGACCTGGGGTGGGATCATGTCGGCGGCCGAAACCTGATACTCGCTCACCAACGCTCCTTGCGACGATCCTGGACAAAGACAGGGCACTGCCAGGTTACGTTGTGCTCGGGGGTCACGACGGCCAATGCCTGTTGGGGTGGTTCGTGGCCGAAGTTCCCGATAAAAGCATACTCATCAGTCCCTTTGAGGGAGCCGTTCACGATCATGCTAGGGGTCTGAATCAACTGGTGCCAGTGACCCATCCAGAGGGTGTCGAAGGGTTGGCCGACGGCCATGTGGCGTTGGGCTTTGCGGGCTCGGAGGCGCATGATGGTGGGCCAGATACCGCCGATTCCGCCGCCACCGTGCGCCTGATCACCGTGAGTCACGAGGTGGCCCCACTGGTAGATCGGGATCAGCACGTCGGCCCCTTCGGCGATCTGGAAGGTGAACCGCTTGTCGGCTCGGTAGTGGCGTTCCACCATCTTCGCCAACAGCCAGTCGAGGTTGGTTCTGGAGCGAAGTTTGGCTCTCGGTTTCCGGGTCAGCCGGCCGTGATTACCAGGCACCGAAGCGACGTGAACCTTGCCGAATTCGTCGGCCAGGAGGTCGAGGGCGGCGGCCAATTGCTCCGACCAATGCAACAATGACCCGAGGATCGTGTCCTCATTCGTTTGGGCCAGTTCCTCGTGGATGTCGCCGGAAAAAATGTCGCCACCCAGGATCACTACGATGCCGTCGTAGGTGACGCCGGAGAGGTAGTGGCGGGCCATTTTGACGACATTCTCAGCCCAGGCTTTCAACCGGAGTTCGGCGATCCGACGGTTATAGGCGTTCAAATAGTCGACTTCGTTGGCTTCCACCACCTCATCGAAGTGGGTGTCGGACAGCATGACCACCAGGGTCGCCTTCTTCGCCTTCGATGACTTGACCGGCGCCAACCATTTCGGCGGGTCGATCGACGCACCCTCGGCCGACTCCACCACATCCAACAGGCGGGACAACTCGGCGACCTTGGCTTCTAGTTTGATTACGTCGTTTTGGAGGCGGTCACGTTCCCTGCGGGCCCGCACCTGCTCGCCCCGATCCCGATCCTGATTCGCTCGGGCGATGTCGTCAGCGAGGCTCACACTTACAATCCCCACGACGGTGACGCACAATCACATCACGATGAACACTAATGCCACGGGTCGCCAACACATCCGAAATCACCTTCGCTGTGATCGCACGGTTCTCGAGGGCGGCGGTGAGGTCGTCGGCTTCGTCTCCGAGCGCCTCATAGGCTAGGCCGACGCCGCAGTACCGTGACTGGCGCCGCTCTTGAGCGTCCTGTATCTCGGCCAATAATCCCTTTTTCGCTGCCATGCCCCCTCCAGGCTACTTGTGGTCTTTGACGTGATCGTATAAACGCTCGTCGACCTTGTCTACCTTTTGCTCAATCCGATTGAGAGTGCGGGCGTTCTCGCCATGCTGATGATCGTTCTTGCGGTCAAGGCGCATGATCAAGGCGACCACGGGGCCACCGGCGCCGACGACTGCCACAATGACCGGAATCCACTCGCCCATATCAAATCTCAGCCGGATTCTCGAGCAGTTCCTTGGATTCCTCAAGAAACTTCTTTGATTCCGTCACCGCCATCTGAACGACGGCCGAAATACCGGCGGTGATCGCCGCCTTCCACACCGGCCAACCACCGAGGAGCGAGGCGGCGGGAAGGATGGCGCCGGCGTTGTAGACGAACGTGGCGAGAGCTCGCAGGGCTAGACGTTTCATGTCAGGCTTTCAGGTCAGGGAAGGCTTGTAGGGCGAGGGTGACGGCAGCGGGCGGGTTGTCGCCGCAGACGTAACGGATATGCCACGCTTCGGCGTTGCGGCCGGATTCAACTTCCCAGGAGAATCCGTATTTGAGAACGGGCGAGAGGAGCGGGTTGGGCCCCATCATCCAGGCGAGGCGGGCACCCGAAGCGCCTGCGATGTCAATAGCGAGGCCGAGGCCGTGGTTCGAGGTGCCGGGGGCGGCCGATGGCGCTTTTCCACGCTTCAACCACCACAAACGGCCTTGCCAGCGGCGAGTCACGACCGGCACCCGGCCGGTCGGCTTGTTGCTATAGCGGTCCAGGAAAGTGCGCTCCTGCCGTTCGTAGGAGCGGTAGGTGTCAGCGCTCGAGGTGGACTGGAGATTGACACCGGCGAAGAAGGCGTCCAATTGGAGACAGTTGAAGGCGGTGGCGGCCTGATGGTGCATCGCCCCCTTGGTCCCCTTTAAGGGGCGTAGAAGACCAGGGTTCAACCTACCGTTCGGTTGACCTTCTAGGTCACGGGGCAAAATGATCGGGAGAACAGGGAATTTCATGCGGGGTACGGGTAGCGGCCCCGAATTTCGGCGACCTTGTCCAACCAAGCCTGCTCGGTGTTTTCTCCACGCTGCCAGCCGAAGTACAGCGGATCAGCTTCGGCCTGATAGGCGACCTGACGGGCCTGTTTCAAACCATTGAGCATGACTTCGGCCTCGAGCTCGGCCATGATCGCATCACACGCCGTCTTCGTCGGCATCGGGCTGTCGTCAAGCCAAGTAAAGTTGCTGTATTCGGTTTGTGAACCGTCACATTTCCAGGCGGCGCCAGGTGCCAGGCGGGCTAGGGCGTGGGCATAGGTGATCATGTGGCGACCTCCATAACTGAGATTGTGGCTGCACCAAAATCGTTTTGTGCGTACACCGTCAGGTTGGTGACAGCGGCATAAAACTGACCTTTGAAAGTTCGTGCCGTTGTACCTGTTGACGGAAACACATAGCGAATGAAAACGGGGGCATAACTTGAGGTGGGATTGCCGTCAGCCGTCGCCAAATCGCGACCAAACTGTGCATCAATGCTGCTAGTTCCATCGGTCAATCGGATGACACCTCGTCGAGAAACAAGAGCCGAACCAGTCAACTGGGCGACCTCAGCATTCACAAAGAGATCAACCACAAGATTGCTAGTTGCAGACACCGGAGTATAGGTGACCGTCAGGCCAGTAATATCGGCTGCGGTAGTGCTTGTCGTCGATCGTTCGGTACTGTCCGTGTCATAGGCAAAACCCAGGACTTTTCCACCGGCTGGCACCCACTGAAGACCCGATGTTGCCCCCGAGCTGGCCGACAGCAGGTAGCCGTTGGTGCCGACTGACAGCACGCCAACACTGTCATTGGTGAGGCCGACCAGCAAATCACCTTTGGCGTTGAAAGTGCCGATGGCTAGTTTTCCGGTTGTGTTGCTGTTGACAGCGACCGTGATGGCGTTTACGTCGGCGGCGGTGAGTACGTCGCCGTCTACATAATCGGTGGGCAGGGTCATGGGGTTTCTCCTAAAGGGTGTTGGTGCCTAGAATACCGAACTCAGCGCTACCAAGGATGAATGCGGTAGACAGCGGGAAAGCGGTTGAATAGGTGTTGACCCAGCGATCCGGGGTGATGTCGCTGGTGTGGCCCTGGATAGTGAGCCGAAGGGTGAGGTCTGAGCCGTTAGCGATGTTTTTGGTGACGATGACTGGATCACCGATCTCCATCAGCAGACCGGGTAGGACTCGGTTGGAGTCGGATGACAGATCAAGGGTGAGGCTGTCGATCCGCATCCGGGGTTGCTTGCGGTAATTGAGAATCTGGGTTGCTCGGGCGAGGGCCAGGGCGTTCGTTTCCATCATCAGGCCCGAGCGGTTGTAGGACCGTAGGAAGAATTCTGAGATGCTTGTAGCGTCGGAGGCGGTCTGTGGCTGGCCCGAAAGCCTGGTCAGGGTGACGGAGTTGGCGAGTTCGGTTTCGTCATAGTTGATGTCAATGTCCTGATACTGGACATTTACGCCATTGTCGTCGAATTCGTAGGCCGTCCCCGAGGCCCGCTGAGACAGGGTGGCTCGGGACAGATAGACGGCTTTCCCGTCATGGTCAATGAAGAAGGCTCCGAGGTCTGACGCTTCGATTGTTTGGATGGCTGAGAGCGCCGAGCGGAAACCACCAGGGTCGTTCTCAAGCTCGGTGTCGCCATCGTCAATGAGGCGTTGGCCGGCAGGCCAGCCGATTTCATCCAAGATCAGGTTGATGCGTTCGCCTGGTAAATCTTTGTTGGCGGCGCCGGTCACCGTGTTGATGTTCGCCAACTGCAACAGTCGGAAAGCATCAGTCGCCTGGATTGTGACGACCGCAAAGTTGATGGACTGGTCAGGCCAGTTGTAATCCCACGAAGTGATATAACCGGCGAAAATGCTGTAGTCAGTGCCGTTATATGTGGTGGTCACACGGACCTGCCGCATCGGTTTGACCTGCGGATAATACGGCGATGAGGTATTGTTCGGATTCCAGTCGCCGGTGAAGTCGTAAAACTCGATTGTCGCTTCGCCGGGCAGGTATTCCTCAAATGCTCTGTCTCGGCCGTGACGGGTTGAAATACGGCGCACCTGGTCGCTGATATTGATTTCTTGAATCGCGCTTGAGGCAAGTTCGTTCGTACCCAGCACACCGTTGTCGGGGTCGCCAAGAATGAACGGATCGCCAAACGACGGCCCTGTACCGAGCCTGATTTTGACGATTGGCGTGGCGGGAAGCGTCATATATTGCTGTAAATCAGGGGTGAACCGTTCCGCTGAGAGTTCACCAGGCCACGACGGATACTTTCAACCAAATCTCGCTCGCTCGTCACCGATCCTTGCACGTTGACGATGACATTCATCCCGGTCATGCCGCCTGCTCGGTCCAGAGGAATAACGGCCTCTGGGCCTGCCTCACCAACGATGGCAAGGGTTGGGGCGGTGACGATGCCACCGTCGGCCATTAGGCGAGGAATAATGTTGGGCGGGTCGCCGAAGTTGACGAACGGACCCAATGCCGAATCGAGAAGGTCAACGGCTTTTCGGACTGCACCGTTGACGGTGTCCGCTACGACGTTGTTCCATGCCCATTTGATGGCGTTCCAAACGGCGTCGGCGATTTCTTGCCCGATGTCTGCAGCAATTTCGGCGACACCGGCAAGGCCAGCGATCAAACCATTGATGATTTCCTTGCCGAGACTCTTACCGGCGTCAAACATGGCGCTCACCAGATCTACGAACAATCCAGGGATTTTCGAGACAAGATCAACAATAAATGACCCAATGCCTTTCAGCGCTTCGGGCAGGAGTTGAGCAGTCCAGACGAGGAGGGCGCCACCAAGTTTGATCGCTTCGCCAGCGATCTTCGGTACGGCCTCGGTGATAATCCAGGTCGTGATGGCTATGAGGAGTTCGCCAAGAGCTTGAATGGCGGGGACGATTCGTGGCTTGATCCAATCCACGAGGGCGTTACCCAGTTCAATCAGTTTGTCGACCAGGAGTGGCAGGCCATCATCGATCAACCATTGGGCGAGAGCGGCGATCCATTCCCCGATTTGGTTGAGGGCTGGGCCGATGCGGGGGCCGATCCAGGCAACCAGAGCGGCGCCAAGTTCTTCTAGTTTTTCCCACAGCAACGGCAAACCAGTCTCAATCAGCCAATTGCCAATCTTGGCGGCGAATTCGCCAAGTTTCTCGAGCGCCGGGCCGATCCTGGGGCCAATCCAATCAACGAAAGCCTGACCGAATTGGCCGAGTTTCTCTTGGATCGCTGGGAGAGAATCGCCGACTCGTTTGACGATGCCGCCGATGCCTTCTTCTTGGAAGATTTGAACAAAACGCTCGACGCCAGGGATAACCCGGTCGGTGATGAATCCGAGGAAGGAGGCGAAGGCCGGTAGGAGTGCTTGGCCGAGGCGGGCTTTGACGTTCTCAAATTGGGCGGCCAAGATTCGTTGCTGGTTGGCGACACCTTCGGAGGTGCGGGCGAAGTCGCCTTGAGCATCGCTTGTCTGCTGGAAGATGACGGCATTGGCAGCCAGAATCTTTTGCTGGGCATCCAGCGGCCCGTTGCCGTCGTAGATACCCATCTCAAAGGCTTTGGCCTTGAGGGTCGCATCGTCGAGGAGCACGCCGTAGCGTCGTAGTGGCTCAGATTCGCCTCTGAGAGCCGCTCCGAGGGCCTGAGCGGCCTCCTCCGGGGTTGTGTTGGCAAACGACGCTAGGTCAGACGACAGGCCCACCAGTTCGGTTGAGAAGCCTGACAGATCGTCGCCGGTTAGTCCGGCGGCCTTGCCGAACGTACCGAAAGTCGTGGCGGCATCAAGGGCGGCACGTTCAGACTGGCCGAATGCCGATCCGGCACCCTTAGCGAAATCAAAGACAGCCGTGGCCGCATCGCCGAAGATCACCTCAGTCTTTGAGGTGACTTCATTGAGGTCCGAAGCCGCACCGACCAATTCCTTGCCAATAACGACGCCACCGGCGGCCAGGCCGGCGAAAGCAACCGCCGCCTTCTTCCCGAAGTCGACAAGTTTGCCACCGATATTTCCGGCTTCTTCGCCGATACTGCCGAAGGCTTTGAGTACCGATTTGGCGTCGCCTAGGACTTCGACGGTCAGTTTGCGTGTTGCAGCCATCTCAGCTCCTAGTCGGGGAAAGCGGTAGCGGCGATCTTGTCCAACTCGTCGCCATACATCTCAATAATTGCACGGGATTCTTCCCGCATCGTCGGAAAAAGAAAGTAACCAGTGTTGCCGTTACCTGGCCTTTTCCAGCGTTCGAACTGGTTGAAACCAATAAAGTTTCGGTTGTTGCGGGTACGTCGAACGCCAGGGTAGGCACCGAATTCGGCACCGAAGAAGTATGGCATTCGGGCCCCGCCACCCATGATCGTCGCTCGAGCCTGCTGTTTGCCAGCCCGCATCGACAACGCCGCCTTATGTTGCATCCGTCCAACACCAGCCGCCTTGGCCTGAGCCTTGGCGATCACATAGTTAGCGACACGAGTGTTTGCTTCTTTCAACAGGGCGATGCCGTCAGGGCCACCATCTTGCTGAATTTTGCGGAGTTCACGACGAAACTGATCCAACCCTTTGACGTTGACTGTTGCATCACTTCGCCGGGCTCTCGCCATGTCACTTTTTCCTGTTGGCTTTTCGTTGGGCTTCTGCTCGGCGGTTCATGTAATCAATCATTGATTCCAAGATTTCGTTTGGACTTTCCACCAGGTCGAGCGGGGCGATACCTGTTTCGACAGCCAAGACACCAATCAGGTAGGTCAGGCTGTCTCGCCTAAAGGGGCAGACTCCAAATCAATATCTACGGAAACAACATCTTCCAGCCAACGATCAAACAACGGGACGACTTTGCCGGCCACTCGCTCGGCGTCCCATCCGAGCCAGTAAAGATGTTCCATCTTCTGTTCGTTTGCGAACGCCGAAGCGAGGCCGACTTTGAAATGCCGTTCAAACGCCACGATGGTTCGGGGCGTCACGTTGTACGACTCAGGGTTCGCACCCTGCTTGCTGACTGTGATCCTCCAGGTTTTCATCGGGTCAGCTCGTGGTCTTGTTCACCATGCCCGAAATGGGCCAGGTGACATCGGCGGTCAAGAGCTCTCCGACGGTGCCGGAAATCGGGCTCCATTCGGTCACGAGGGCCGTGAAGGAGTACGACGGGTTGGTGCTGCTGGTCGTCGTGTTGACCGGCTTTACAACCACCGTGGTCGTAGTGCCGAGCAGCGGGTAGATGGTCGCTTCCACTTCGGATGTGGCGAAGTCCTGGTGGAATGACAGTGACACGGAATGATCGCCGAGGCCGGCAACACGGGTCACGGCAGAGTCACCGAAAGCGGTCGTTTCCACTTCGGCGAAGCTCATGTCAATGGCGACCTGAGCGATACGGTCGGTCAGATCAACCGAGTTGATGCTGATCGAGGGGTTGGTGAGTACGAGGCGGGCCATTGGCTATTGCTCCTCTGTGTTGGTGACCTTGACGGTCTTGGTTGTTGCTGGGGTCAGATGGCCGGCGGTCACCAGCGCATCAATATTACATCCGGCGAGGTCATCGGTGCTGATGGTTTCTCCGGGCTTTTTGCCGGCGACCTGGCGGCTGCCGGAAATCTTGAACTTGTCCATTTTGCTCCTTAGGCGTGGACTGTCACAGTGAAATCGACGGCCAGATAAGAGGCATCGTTGATGCTGATTGGCTGGATATTGCCTCCACGCTCGACGACACAGGTTTGGACTCGGTCGCCAAGGCTCATATCTTTTTCGATCGCTTCACGAACTGAACGATCACCAGACCACGACAAGAAATCCTCAAGCTTTCGTTGGGCGGTCCTTTCCTCACTCCGGGCCACCAGGACGGTGATGACGAAGCGGTAGATCGGATCGCCGCCGGCGAACGCTCGGTGGAAGGTGACCTCGTCAATGCCGACGGCCGCCATTGGGACGGAGATTGTGTCGGGGATGTGGTCATAGACTCGGAGGCCGACGATGGTGGCGAGTCGTTCCCGCAAGCCTTCGGCGGCGCTTGTGATGCTGGCCGCCATTAGGCCACCCGAACCGGATCAAGGCGGTAATCGTTGAGCAGGGCCGCCGCCGTCGGATGCAGGGCCGATCGAAGCCGAAGGATGCCAGTGTCCTGAAATGGGGTGGCACCGAACGGGGCGTCAGGTGACTTGAAAATCGTGATGGACTGGATGATCGCCGCCTGCTTGACAGCGTTCGGGATGGAGGGCCAGCCCCAACGGGCCGTCACCTGGATCAAAGCCCGGTCATAGTCCATCGGAAAATACAGGCTTGAAATGGCTCGGATGGTGTGGTACGGCCAGGTTTGGCCGCTGATTTTGCCGTTCAGCGGTTCTAACTGATAATCCGACGCCTGCCAGGTCTGCGAAAACGAGCCATCAGCACCAGGATCGGTCTTGATGATCAGGCCGGTGGTGGTGGAGATGTCGTCAACCTGAGCCAAGAAGGCGTTGGTGGCGACGTAGATGCGGGCGGTGGCAGTCGCATCCTGGGAGAACTGCCGTCCGCAATACTGCTCGATCATGGCCGTTGAGGCTTCAACGGCGAGGTTGATGGATAGGTCATCGATGGTGTCTTCGATCCCGAGTGCTGTTTTCACGTCATCGACGCTGCAAAGTGCCATGATTCTCCGCTACTTCTTGGGTGCCTGCACGACCTCGGAGGCCAGCGAGGCTAGAAACTGTTGGTTCTTTTGAGCGGTTTTCACGATGTCTGCAACCGACATTAGATCATGCTGCTCGAGCCATGCCCGAGAAACCAGCACCGACCGGGCATCCTCGCCACGCTTGATCGCTGGCGTATGGCAGTCGTTCAAGCCGATGACAGGTCGTTCATAGCGGTTGGCGCTGTCCAGGGCGTGGTCGTACCAGGCCGGTCGAAACCGGGCGTCAGACTGAGTGATCAGAATCCAGGGCGAATGGCCGAGCCGGCTGGAAAGTGTCGGATTGTCGAAAATGTCGCCGCACCAGCCGGTTGTGGCTTTGAGCGTGTTCACCCATTCGTCGCCAGGGTCTTCCTCGTCAGTCAGGTAGACATCGAATTCTTGGGTGGCGGCCGGCGGGATGAACGAATGCCAAAAGTCGGTTTCGCCGAGCCACAGGTTCTTTTGATGGGTGGTTCGGATGCCGGTGTGAACGTAGCAGGGGATTCCGAGTGCCTGAGTGCGGGCGAAGAAGGAGATGTCTTCGCCCATGAGGGCGCCGTCGGTGCCACGGATTCGGTCAAACCAACGATCGCCGTGTGTTTCCCTGATTTTCTCACACACCGAACGGTGGATCACGAGGAAGGCGCCGCCGGTGGCGGCACATCGAACCAAAGTATTGGCAGGGTAGTGGGCACGACCGGTGAAGCGGTGATGCCCGTCTTCGTGTTGCATCCAATCAAAGATCGTGGCTCGAGGGATACAGCGGTATCCGCTCATCCCGTCGTCGGCTGCTTCCCGCTGGGCGAAACACAGGCCACCGACGATAGGTCGCTCGTCGGGGTCGGCCAAGGCGAGGAGCTGATCGAGGGCGCATGGTTCAAAGCCCATGTCGGCGTCGACCATGAACAGCCAATCGCAGTGGGATTCAAGGAATTGGGCGACTAGTTGGTTTCGGCCTTCGGGGATGCCACCTGAGGCGCATTTGACTGAGGCCCAGCCGGATAGCCGGTGATTATGCGCCATGTCCCAGCCAACGAGGTTGATCAGGGACTTGTGAAATGAGGCGGCGATGTCGTTCGGGTGAAGGTACCCGAACAGGGTGTCACCAGTCTTCACGCTTGACCGCCTTCTTCGCCCCAGGAGCCTTCGAAGCAGTCTCGACGGGCGCAGATGCCGGGACGGTTCTACGGACGGCCAGAGGGGCATCTGAGAACAAATCAGGGCGAACCTTGACGAACGGATCGTTGGCGTCCCAAGGTTCCAACTCCACCAACCTGATCTTGAGGCCGGTGGCTGGGTCGACCACGCTGGCGGTGGCGACGGCGTAAACAAGTTTCATTGGGCAGTTCCTCCTTGAAGTTGGGCGATTGGGTTGGGCGGTGCCCCCCACCGGCCGAACCGCCCGAACGGCCGGCAGGGGACGTATTGCTCAGTCAGATCAGGTGTTCTGCAACAAGCGGAAAGCGTTGTCGTTGACCGAGTCGAAGCCGTGGCGGGCGTAGGCGAACCATCCACGCTGGCCGGTGGGCCGGTTGTTCGTGGTGCCGAACAGGTGCGAAACCAGTTCGACGGTCATGCCTGCACGCTGAGCGACAACGAAGTTGCTGAAGTCGCCCACCACGAGGATGTTTGCGGCACCCGTGGTGCCGGTGAACTCGGGGGCGTAGTCGGTGGTGACGACCGGACGGCCGAACAGCGTTCCAACTCCACCCTGCGAGATGTTGACGGTGTAGTACGCACCCGAGTTGGTCGACGAGAACGTGCGAATCTCGTTCTCCACGTCGGTCGACATGATCCAGGTGGCGTTCGCCTTGTAACGCTCCGGCAGCGACTTCCACACGTTGAGGAGGTCGACAGCGCCGAACAGGCCGTCGGTCGTCACGACGACTTCGACGTTCGTGTTGGCGTCCAGAGCGGTGAAGATGCCGACAGGCGTCGAGCCGGTCATCGACTGCGAGGCGACGAGGTTGACGTAGCCCTCGTCGAGCAGGCGGCGCATTTCCTCGGCGAAACCGGGGTAATCCTGGCCCACTTCGATCGAGTAGGGGATGAAGCCTCGAGCCGTGTAGATGTCGATCGACGGCTGGGCGAGCGTCGGAGCGTCGTCGGACACTTCCGAAGCCTCAGCGTCATACGACCACGACACGCCGGCCGACGAAACACCCTTCCAGGCGTCGGTCGTGACGGTCACGATGCGAGCGAGGTTGAGGATCGGGGCATCGGCCGCACCGGAGGTGAGGATGATGGTGGGGTCGATCAGGACCGGCACACCGAAGCCACCCGCGGAATCGGGCGAGAGGGCGGCGGCACGGAACTCGTTGATCGCAGCGGCTTCCTCAGCGGTGTACGCCGGGGCGGCCTGGGTGACACCCTTGACGAACGCCGAACGGTAGGCGTCAGTCTCGGTGAGAACCATGCGCTTGGCGATTTCGCCGCCGTCGGTGTTGCCGTTACGAGTGTTGAGGAGGCGATCGACATGGTCGAGCTGACGGGCGCCAAGGCCCTTGCCGTCCTTCTCAACGATCTTGAGAGCAGCGTCACGGATTTCCATGCGGGAAGCCGAACGGACATCCACATTTGTTTCGGTGCGCTTCATGATCTGGGGGGCGTCGAATCCGGCGGCACGCTCAGTGACGACCGACTTGGCCGCTTCGATACGGGCAGCACGAGCCTCAGCGGCGTCCAGGTCGGACTTGCGGGCCTCGAACTCGTCCAGGGCAGCCGACAAACGGGCGTCCTGCTCGGGGGTGATGTCCTCGGCGGCGGCCAGAGTCTCGATTTCGGACTTCAGGGCCGCAACGGAGGAACGGAGCTCATCGAGCTTCATAGGGTTTTCCTCTTTCTAAAGGTTGCGTAGAGCCAGGATGGCTCGTCGTTGTGCTTGTGTCCTCGTCGAGTGCGTCTGCGGCTCGTCGGTTTCGGCGGTTATGTCGGCGGCCAACGTGCTGTCGGTGCCGGTGAGGAGGCAACGAGCCAATTCGACTCGCACTTCCGGGTCGTTGAGCGCAGTGAGAACTTCTCGGCTACGCACTCCAACTGTGGTTTGTTCGTAGGCCGGGAAAACCACGGGCCCGGCCTCATACAAGGCTACCTCATTGATGGTACGCTCCGCCATTTTGTCCCGTCCCTTGCCCCAGGCATCACGGATGACACGGAACCGGAACGACATTCCGGTGATCGCACCGTCACGGATCGCATCACGGATCGGCTGCACCAACCAGTTATCGGACAGGCGGGCCTTGACCCGAAGGCCATGCTCGTCTTCCTTGATCGAAGTGAATACACCCAACGGCAGGGAGCCGATGAGGGGGTGGGTGCCGTGGTCAAACTGGAGGATCGGGGTGCGCTCCGACAAGGTCTTTTTGAAGGCGCCGGGGGCGATCCGCTCCCTAAATGTGCCTTCCCAAGAGTCAATATCGGTCCACTCGTTGAACACTGCGGCATATCCCTCGAGGGTGAGGCCGTCGCCGGATGGTTCGGCTCGGAACTCGACATGGCGCACCAAAGAATCCTTCGGGGCGTCCATCACAGGTTCGGTTTCGGTCATGGTCATTCTTTCACCTTCCTCAGACTCGGCCTTGATCTGCTCGGCTTTCCGAGCGAACCAGTTACGGGCCGGTTCAGGGTTGAGAGGGTCAATTCCCCACAAATAGTGGGCGACGGCACCGTTACCCGGCCAGCCATCAGCATCAGCATCCGAATTAGCGGGGGCGTCGAGGTCGACGGCGTGGCGGGCACCCCAAGCGTTCGCTCGGATCACCTTGTCTTCGCTGATTTCGCCGTTTGCCATCTGGCGGGCCTCACGGATCGTGCGAGGTACGAGGCCGTCACCGCCGAAGCCTTCGTCACGGAGCTCGAGGCCCCGAGCGGCCGCCGACCGAATGTAGTCGGGCAGATCAAGGTCGACCTGCCGTTCCTCATCCTCGTCGTCTTTGTTGTAACGGCCGGCTGGTTCCCATCGGTCACAATAATGGTCGCCTCGGACCCAATCTTCCCACAAGTTGCACCAAACTCGAACACCGTCCTCGTTCACCATGTCCTCGTTGTAGTGAACACAGTTTCCGCAAGCCCGACCTTCCGGCACATCCTCCGACACGGCCGGCCGATACGCATCCGGCAGTTCTCGCACCGATCGCTCACCACCAGGCTCAATCCCTTCGGCAATACTCACGGCCACCATCTGATCAACAGCGTCACTCTTGGTGGCGTGACAGCCGATCACTTCGCCGTCATCTTTGATGACCGCCCAGCCGGAGCATTCTGCTGATTCGTCGGTGATGAAGTAGGGCATCAGGCTGCTCCTGGCGCTTGCAACTGGACCGACAGTGTGCCGGTGTGGGTGAGGCGACTCATGTCGCCGGTTGTGACGGCGTCGATCACTGACTGAGGATCGAAACCGCCGTCAACGAGGGTTCGCATGGTTTGGGCATCACGGGCCCGGATGTCGGCGGCGTCGAGCACATCTTCCTGCAAGAACGACACATCCCGATCGTCATACCACAACCGAGAGCCACCATCCGGCGGTGGCACCAAAGTCTGCAAAGCCGAGGCGGCGGCCCGCCATAACGGGCGCATCGTGCCATCGGCGAACCGGCGACGAGCCGCCGTATAGTTTCCGGCATTCAACGCCGAACCAGCCAAACCTTCGCTGATGCCGAGAATGGAGGCGGGTACGCCGGCGGCGGCAGCGATACGGGTTTCCCCGGCACCCTGAACCGCCTTGAAATTCAGTTGATCAAGCGTCGAACCGATGGTTTTCACATCGGCACCCGAACCGAGATACAGGGTCTTGAAGCCTTGGGCCGAGCCACGATGGTTCGACTCCAAGCGCTCCTTGAACTTCTTGAACGCATCCTCCGACACACCAGGCTCAAACTTGACGACCAGGTTCGGGGTCGCAGCATTCGCCAAAAAGGCGTGCTTATAGGTCGTCATCTCATCATCGGCCGTGGCGTCGGACAGGACCGAGGTCAGCCAAGCGGCGCCCCGAAACGGGTGGCGTGGGTCGGCCAGGGGCTTGTAGTGGGCGACCTCGTCGGGGGTGAAGAAAGCGATTTCTTCGTGTTTGTCGTTGACGTAGGAGTAGCCGACGAGGCGCCGGCCGAATGGCATATCCGTTACCGGATCAACAACGTCGGCCGAAGCAATGATCACTCGGCTCGGCTCCAACCGGATGAGCTCGTTGTTCTGAGCCACCCAATACGAGTTGCCGTAGAGGCTGGCGTCAACTTCCATGCGGGCCAGGAGGTCGCCGGTGGTAGCACCGGGCCACGGACGCTCGAGCAGGCTCAATGTCGGAGTGCCGTAATACTCGCCAGGGCGACCGGCCGACCAACGCTGATAGGTAAACCGCACCTCAGAAAACACCAGCAGGCGTGTGTTGATGCAGGCGGCGACGATCGGGTTCTCGGTGGCCTGCAAAGCGCTCAGATCAGCCAAACCGCCCGACGGCACGATATAGGTGACACCGTTGTAGCCGAATCTTTCCCAAAGTCGCAGGTAATCAGGCCATGAGAACTGTGCTTCTCGTTGTTCCGGCCGGCGACGAGCCAATTTTGTGAGCATTTAGCGGCCACCTGCCTTGATTTTGATGTTCATACGGCTGTTTCTCGGATTTCTAACCCCAATTCGACGCATCTATCGTGAATTTGGGTTCTATAACGGGCCGAAATGTCGGCCACCAAGGTCTGAATCTGCTGATTTCGGGTCCGTTGAGCGGTCATCGGCCCAATATGTTGCTTATACAGCATTTTAGGTATGTGAACCATCCTGGTTGCCAGGAAAGTCCGCACACACAACTCATAATCATCGGCTACCGGATAGGCGGCATCGTGGCCGTTGAGTTGCCGGTAGACATCGGCCCGCCACGCACGCACATGATTCGGTGCTGAAACGATGTGATTCATCGTGATTTCGTTGACTGGCGGGGCTGACATCACCCAACAACCGTACTGGTCTGACCAATAGTCGGCGCCGAAACCGAAAGCCCAGCCTTTCGGATAACGGCCGGATTGGCCGTCAGGCAGAATCTCACACCAGTCCGAATAGGCAAACCCGACTTCAGGATCAGCGAACGCTTGCTCAAGTTCAGCCAAGCAATCGGGTGTCAGCTCATCGTCGTGATCAAGTTCAACAATGATCTGGCCGGCCGCAACCATGCTGGCGTTCCGCTTCACCTCGCCGATCCGACCCGAATGAGTGTGACCCCTGAATGCTCGGAGCCGGTAACGCTCATCGGCCGCCATGCCATACAACTGGCGCCAAACCTGGTTACTGTTCGGCGTGTCGTCCCAAACGACCCATTCCCAATCGGTCATGGTTTGGGCTTTGAGACTCGCCCACGTTCTCGCTAATAGATGGGCTGGAGTTTTATAGGTGGGCGTAATGACACTGATCATTTGAAAGGCGGCCCACTAATCCAAGCAACTAAACTATACCGAGTACCCTCAGTCACCGGCTTTACTCGATGCAAGGTGTAAGACGGGAAAAAACTAATCAATCCCCTCTCGCACTTGATGGTTGTGTCAGTGCGCCCATACTTCAATTGAAGTTGGCCGCCTTTGTAATCTTTCGGATCAGATAATTGCACTGAAAGAGAGAGTTTCCTCGTCGGCGTCATGTAGTCCCGATCGAGATGCCATTCATAGTGCTGATCTGGTGCCGAATAGCGTGTGAACTGCAAACCTTGCTCAAATCCCGTCAAATCGAATTTGAAAAATTGTTCATTTATTTGATTGACCGCATCGGTCAATTTCGCAAAAATCCATGAACTTGATTCGTTCGGGAAAAGGAATCTAACTGACGAATTTCTAATTTTTTTTGTATTTGTATTGCCGATCGTCGTTGCTTCGTCAAGATTGAGTGAGTTGCCCAATCGGATAATTTCATCCAATTCATCATCTGAAAAAACTGATTTTTTCCAAGCCCAATTTTCAACGTGATCAAGGTACAGAGGCCATGCGCCTGTGTTTGTATCTAAAATTGAGTTAGATTGTTTCTTTTTTGTTGGGCGGTTCATTTTGACTCCTACTCACCAATTATCCAATTGAGTAATTCTTCATTCCAAACATAAAAATTTCCATCATTGGGCTTAGGAATCGGCGCCACCCATAAACAAGTTTGATCATCCAGTGACCAACTTGGAAAAGGTCGTGGAGGAATGAAGGCATCTCGAGCCTCATCATAGATGTAGCCGATCCCGGCGTAATTCTTCCGAAGTGCTTTTGATTGATCGTCAGAAGGTTCCCCGGTGTTTGGATCGTAATGAACTCCACCACGGGTATTGAATGAGGTTTGAACGTAACGATCGCCAGTGCGAGCGCAAAGTTCGGTCTCTTTACCATCGTCTTCTTTACGGCCGACGGTCACAAAAACAACAACGTTATTTTCATCTAGTTTCGCAAAATGGCTCACGAGAAAGTCACCGTTTCGCTAGTCGTTGATGTGGCAGTAATCGTAGAAATTTTGAATCCACCGGATGCTGGTGGGGTTGACGCAGTCACTCCAGCAGAAAAAGTGGCTGTGTAAGTGTCTGCATATTTCAAAATGATTACGCCTGATCCACCGGCACCAGGATTCGTAGAAGGACCATCGCCGCCACCACCGCCACCACCAGTGTTCGCTGTTCCAGCAGTACCAACGGAAGTCGATCCAGCACCACCGCCGCCCGTGCCACCCGAGCCACCAGCAGAACCACCCCAACCGCCTCCACCGCCACCACGAGTAACAGAACTACCAGTTATCGAGGATGCGATACCGCTTCCACCTGCTCCACCTGTCCCGGTGTTGTGATTGAATCCTTGTGCATTAGCACCACCGCCACCGCCACCGCCTCTTACTGCGGTCGGCCCAGCACCACCGCCAGCACCACCGGCATAACCTTGATTTGAGGTGCCAGCACCACCGGGTCGAGCGTTGTTTCCAGCACCGGACCCGCCTCCACCGCCGCCAGAACCTCCGGTGCTCCCGTTGTTGTCAAAAAGACCACCTTTGCCACCCCCAGTAGATGTAACGCTGGCAAAAATGCTGTTAGGTCCGTCTGTGCGTGACGCTCCTCCAGCACCAACAGTTACGGTATAAGCCAAACCCGTGCTCAATGTCAAAGGTGATTCTGCGGATGATCCACCACCCGAAGATTCGCCACTTACGGAAGATCGGTAACCACCTGCGCCACCGCCACCGCCGCCAAGATCGCCGCCTCCACCACCTGCAATAACAAGATAAGTAACGCTAATTTTGGGAACAAAAGAATCAATCGAACGTGAACGACCCTTACCGTCAATCGTTGAGTTCTTCACCGAAACGATCGCCATATCAGGAAATCTCCGACCCAAACAACTGGAAAGTCACATCAGCCGATGACGCATACACTCGAACCACATCACCAGCCGCCAACGTCGCCCCGAACGTCAACAACAACGTGTCCTTAGCGGCGATAGGTGCGTCATAAACCACGAACTGCTTGTCATCGTCGGCGGCATTGTTGATCTTGATTCGCACACGAAACGTGCCGGCCGTCGCCGCCTTGTTGCACACCGAAAGCGTCGAGCACACAGCCTCCGTCGCTGACGGCACCGTATAGAGCGTGGTGTCGGTTGTGGCGGCCGGTTCGACCTGACCGAGAACTTTGTAGACGGTTGCCATATGTCATGCTCCCATGAGTAGGAATGGATTGAAAGCGCTGGCATCAACACCGTCAGCGCCCTGGGGGCCTTGTGCACCCTGCGGGCCCTGTGAACCTTGCGCACCCTCGGCACCCTGCGGGCCCTGATCACCCTGCGGGCCAGTCGCACCCTGCGGTCCCTCGGCACCTTGCGGGCCAGTAGCGCCCTGAGGGCCTTCAGGTCCCTGAGGGCCAGTTGCACCCTGAGGACCGGTTGCACCTTGAGCCCCAGCGGCACCCTGCGGGCCTTGTGCGCCTTGTGCGCCTTGTGGGCCGGTGTCGCCTTGCGGGCCGGCCGGACCTGTCGCACCCTGCGCACCCTGTGGGCCCTGCGGGCCCTGAGCTCCAGTAGCGCCCTGAGCTCCCTGAGCGCCCTGCGGACCAATGTCCCCTTGCGGCCCAGTCGCACCTTGCGGGCCCGTGTCACCCTGTGCGCCTTGTGGACCCTGAGCGCCAGTGTCACCTTGTGGACCTTGCGCTCCCTGGGGACCAGTGTCGCCTTGCGGGCCAGTGTCGCCCTGGGCGCCTTGTGGACCCTGAGCACCAGTATCACCTTGCGGGCCTTGTGCACCTTGAGCGCCAGTGTCGCCCTGTGGTCCTTGCGGTCCCTCGGCGCCCTGAGGGCCGGTAGCACCCTGCGCACCCTGTGGGCCCTGCGGACCTTGGGTGGAGATGGCGAACAGCACCTCGAGGTCGTTGGCGAAGCCGGTCGTGCCGTCACCACCGCTGTCAAGAAGCGTGACGGGGTATTCGATGTAGCCGGCCTGATTCGTCGGTGCCGAGCTGATCTCCCACTTCTGATAATCGTTTGAAGCTGTCGAGTCCTGAATTATTAGAACGTCGCCGACACCGAGCAGGGTCAGGAAGATGTCAACATCAAAATTGTCGAACGTCAGGTGCGAAACATTGATCTGTGTCGCCGATGTCTGAGTGGCGTTGTTGTAGATGATGTAGCCAGAACC